ACCAGCTTCACCGGGCAAGTTCTGTATTCGGCTCAAGGTATCGGTTTCTCCGAGAAATGCACCAGATCCATCTGCTACCTGACCACCCCCGGCGTCACCTGTGCCTCCAGGCATCAGAAATCGATTTTCATATTCATTCTCGACCCCAGCCCAATAGTCAGGTGATGCCTCTTGATATGGGTAGCTATACAAGCCCCCGCCGCCAGTATATATGTCTTGAATCCTTTCATCTGACAGCGCGGCAGGGTCTTCCTCTCCTGATGGTATAGACGCGCCCATTCCGCCAGAAAACATTACTGAATTCGGGTTGGCATCGTCGCTAGGGTCGTAACCAGAAGCGGTGAGTAAAACAGGGTCTACTGCAAAACCCAACCGCTGTAAAAAAGACATTATAAATTCCTTCCTACCTCTAATCTCAAATCAGTTCTTAACCACGATACCGCTTGGCGAGAATTAACCTTAAGTCTCGGGGATATGTTCTGCCCGTTACCACTGCACACACGCCAAGATTTATCTACTATGGACTCATCAGACCACGGGGTAACGTCCCAAAACGAGATATCCCACAGGCCTACGCTGACAGATGAGGATTGGGGATTAGATATAAAGGCTGGTTGGAAGTCGAATCCAATGCTGAAGCTATAATCTATCAAACCATTGGTTGATAGTATAGGCCTACATGCCGCAACCCTCTTGCGATTAAATGAACCTACCGAGTTCCAAGCCTGTTCAGCATCGGTTTCGATGTCCGCTGTACCGTCCTGGTTGCCGGTGTATTTGTAGATTTTTCCATCAGTGCCGCCGAAATAAAGCTCATTGTTGAAAATAGACCAAGACCGGCCATTTAGTCCAACGAATCGGCAAGGGCCGCCTGTAGTCGTGTTAATCACGTACTGCTCTAACGTGCCATCGGTGCGCGGCACGTTGTTGATAATCAACCCATCCGGGCGGAACAGAACAGACTGCCAGCCAAATATATCGGATGCGGCGGCCGTCGCGTCTCGAACTGCGCCGGATAACTTGGAGGATGTCCCGATCTGGCCATTGGCAACGACCGCGGACAAGGAAACGTAATCGTCCTTTGTGGTTATCATCACGTCACCGCCGACCTGGACTATTGCGCGGACGCCCATCGGCTCGCCGGTCTGGTAAACGCCCTCTAGCTTCCACGCCGTGGCGTCACCAGGGTCTGTGCCGGCATAAACGACCAGCTGCCCGGATGACATGATAAACACCGCCCTGTCATCATAACCAGACCCCGAATCAACGGTCCAGGTAGCTATGGCCACCAAGTCACCGCCAAGATTGGCCGCCCTGGACAGGGTAAATTTTGTTAGTCCGCCGGTTATAGCGTCAAGTGGGGCGTACCAAAAATCTTGGGAGTCTGTTTCCCAGAAAAATAGTCTGTTTTTAAACACGTTCACGCCGACCAGATCGGACGGGGTAAGCCCGGCACCGGACCATGCCGTAGCGCTGAGAGTGGTTCCGTCCCAATCTTGAGGGTCGTCTAAGCCATTAACGAGAAACATCCGGCCACTGAAATTGGCCGTTTGCCATTGATCGGAAAGGAAGCCGGTGCCTATTTCGGTCGCAACTGAGCTCGCGTTGAATAATTTCGTGTTAGCCGCGGCTATTAAGTGACGCACGCCCTTGGCGTTATATTCAGCCAAGGTATCAACATTGGTGCCGCCGAGGGTAACGTGGGCGGCGTTGCCGCGGCGAACAGATACTTTGCCTACGTCGGGTATCCAGTTGATGAGCTTGACGGCATCGGTGGGCGGCATAGCGTCGAGAGAATCGCGCGTATTCCAGCCGCCGAAAGGTGCGGGGATGCTACCAGGTGAAACCCGGCCGCCTCGATTCACTTGGCGACGGATGGCCATCTACGCACCAAATCCAGTATCGGGGACGTTGTAGGGGCCTATCAAGACGGTTTTTTCTGTTCTGTGGGCCCTGAGTACCGGGGCACCACCTTCTTGGGCCTTCATTCGATCAAGTTCAATGTAATATTCCTGCCGCTCTTCTTCATACGCCAGGCCCAGGCGGTTAAGGAAGCGCCATTCCACGCCCTTTTGAAAAACGAAATCATCATCCGGCCAGATAGTGGTATCGGTATCGACGGTAAAATCTGCCTTTGCCGTGCCGCCGTTATCCACTACCCAGAATTTTGACAGGTACTCAAAGACGAGACTGTCGATAGATGAAGGGGTTGGATCAATCGAGAATTTGAGTTCACCGGATACGTTACGGATGCGGTAGCGCTTCCGCACCGTTACAGTATCTCCCAAGATTGAAGATTTGTAGGCCTGCCACTGCTGAGCAGATAACGGGCCGCGCATCTCCCAGAAGTTGGTACGGTCCCACACGGTCTGATTATCCAAGCGCTTAAAGTCAGCCGGTAAATCATAATCATCCTGAGTTGCTACAGTGGAAAACGTGTGCTCTTTGGTAAGAGCTATCCAATCGGTTTTCCTGTAGATCTCCTGGCCAGCCTCCCGAGCGCAGGCGAGTAGCTGCCTTTCGGCATCGCCGTTAGAGCCCACGATTACGCTTGGGCGCGCTATTTGCGCCTTATCGGCTACATGCTGGCACATGGACAGGAGGGACATTTGTTAGTCCTCGATTTTCAACCCGAGACCATGGGAGGCCAAGGATTCCTTGATGTCTTCGATCTTGGCTGGCCCGATACCGGTAGTCATTTCCAAAACCTCGTCTTCGGTGAGGCTGGTCAGATCTTCAACGGACTCAATGCCGCCGGCCTTCAGAGCCTCAGTAACGGTGCTGGCGAAGATGTCCAGATTGACAATAACCACCGGGTCTTTCAAATCTTCGTCACCGGCCACCCCTTTTGCATCTTCCAGATTCTCCTGATCAGCGGCACTGCTGGCTTGATCTTCCATGCCTTCGGGCGGGTCGACCTGCACAAGGGTACTGTTATCGGCCTGCCATTTCTTGAAAAGCTCGTACTCTTCGGCGCTGATGGTTACCGAATCATCATCATCCAGAACAGTCAGCTCTTCTTCTGCCTCTGCAGTCTCCTTCGCCCGCAAGTAGCCCTTGTATTGGGTGCGGTATTTATCCTTATCCGCATCCGTGGCCCGCCGGTCAATAGTGGTATTTGAATCGGCCTTGATGGTGACTTTCAAGCCCTTCTTTTCATCATCGTAAAACGTGACTTTCATCAGTGTACTCCGCCATCCAGCGAGCTGGAAACAGCCTCTTCCGGCTCGTCAATAATTGATATTTGACCGCTTGCTGCGGCCTCCACACTCGTCACAACACCACTCCGCAGTTCTGATATTTGCTTAGTGAACTCCGTTGCTTGCGAGTTCAAACGCTGCTCCATGGCTTCAATCTGCGTCTTTAGCGAAACAATTTCTTCCGCCTGCTCGCTCACTATGGCGTGATCCTTCGCATCTTTCAGCCACGCCTGGGCTTTCTTTACGATCTGCCGAGCGCCGGGGCCAAGCTTAACGATGGCACCGTCTGGCATATCAGCCAACGCCTCAATGGTAAGCAGTCCAAACCCGTTAAATTCCCTTACCTGGGCCGGCGTTAGGACTGGCCAATGCTTCAGGGCCGTACCGTCCTGCACCGCCTCCATGCCGGCCTTGAATAGCTCGTACTCGCGCGGGAACTGGTTCCTGTATTTATCGCTTACCTTGTAATTAGGCTTCGACAACTTGTCCCCGCCTATGATTATCTCGACGTATTCCACATCGCGATAAATTGGCCTCCCAGCTTTCGCCGTTGCGGCCTTGTCTTCAACGTCCCTCAAGTAAAACCGGGGCCAGACATTTCTGTTCTTTTCTGCCATTGGAATGGTTCCTCTTCGGAATTTGCCAATTAGGCGGGAGCCGGAGCCCCCGCCAGGTTATGGTTAAATGGTATGTGGATTGGTGAGAATCGCGGCCACGGCGGCGGTAGAGCCGCCGTTAAGCGTTACGATCACCGCGCCCTGGATCTGGGTTTGCGTGGTGGAGTCATCATCCAACTTGCCGGCCGTTGCGGTGGTGTAGAGCGCGACATCGGCCGCGCAATCCGCCAGCACATTGACCTTGAAGTTGGCATCCGCGCCCTCGCAGGCAACCCAGCCATATTCGTTGTCAGCAAAGGCTGCCTGAGCAAACGCCACGATATGGCCATCATCAGCAATGCCCTTGGTCATGGCTATAGCCTGGAACGCCTCGGTGATGCCCACGCAATCATATTGGGCTACCGCGCCACCGGCCTGGACAAACATCCATTTGGTGCCGTCCACACCCATGGTGCACTCGCCTAGAGCGAAGTCCTGGGCGGTTTTCGGATTATCGACATCAACGCCGAGCTTACCGGAGGTACTGTGAAAGGTACTCATTTACTCATCCTCCTTAGTCGATCATCACACCCTGCAACTGAGCGTTGCAGAGAGTCATGTTGCCAGCGAAGCCCACCAACTTAACCATGGCGTCCTGATTGGTCGCGTAACGGTCTGGGTCCAGTGGAGTGAAATTGCGGTCACGGTGAGGGCGGAACTTAATGTAATCCGTATTCAGGAAATACATATGACTGGTGGGGGCAGAGCCGTCCTGACCACCATCAAACACTACGTCCGCACTCATGAACTTCAGCGAATCAAAGCCGGCCTGGGCCATGTCATCGGACATAAACCGCTGGTTGGCCTGCAGGGATTCCCAGTAGAAGCGGAAATACTCGTTATCCGCGACGATCAAATCGGGCCGATCCTTGTTTCGAACGCAGTTCAGCCACAATTCATTCATCGCGGTCTGGATGGTGGTGCTACCAGGGGTGGGGGCACCCGATGCCGCGGAAAAATCATACAGCTGATTTTGCCAGAACGAGAAGGCTGAACGATCAATGCCTCCAACGGTGCCGGTGGTGGGGTCGTCGGCAATCAGCAATTGAAGGCCTCCGACCTGCTTACCACCGTCTGCGGTGCCGTCCGAATAGATATCTTCGGACATGTTATTCATGAAGGTCCGCTCGGCATTCTTTACCCGCGACTCAAGCAAATCGATGATCTGCTCTTTGCCCGAGTTCTGAAGCTGCTCAAGACCGGAGATGGACACCGCAACGGCAGCCTGTTTAATATCAAACTCTGCGGCGGTGAAGACATCGGACGGGCTGATGTCCAGGGTCTCATATCCGCTGTAGCGCTTGTAGGTGCTGTTTTCGGCGTATTCGAGTTCTTCCACGATGGTTCGACCACCGCCGAAGGGCTTAACGTTTCCACCTCTACGCAGGCGCTGAAGCAGGGCATTGTTGTCGGTGACATTGTCATTCAACGTGCCCGAGCGCCGGCGTAGAGTCGTGGTAACGATTTCTG